GCAACACAAGAACATCAGATTGATGTTGACATTGACAGATCAAACGGTGGTAGAATACACATATATCGTGGTGTTAAATTAAATCCAAAAGCGATGAAGTATATTGCGAGTATTGAATCTTTTAGTGAGGAGGTATTTTAATATGGTGTTAAACATTCCAATGTATACGGCAACTCGTTTTATGGTAATGGATGAGAACAATGAATCACTGCGCGGGTTTCATACCAAAACTCAAGCAAAAAACTTTATTGGTAGTGATTCGAGTTTAAGCATTAAAGAACTGCCACAAAAGTTTAAAACTTATGAAGTCGAGGAGGCACCATTTTGAAAACACTGGCTGGATTAATAGCGACGTTTATTTGTGGGTTCGTTTTGGTTGTGACAATCATTCCAAACGATCCGACTCACTGGAAGATACGGGACTGTGAGCTGTCAGAGATTAGCCCTGATTTCACACCACAACAGAAAGCAGATTGCAGAATAGCGAGGAAGAAATGAAACAAAAAGAACTTATGAGTTTAGAAAATCCATTTGGTTTAGCACCAATTAAAGGCGAGGGTATGCTTGTTGACCCTGATATGGTTACGTTTGAATGTGAATGTGAAAAATGCCAAGAAGGTTATCGCAAATGGAAGGCGGATTACTTAGCAGAACAAAAGGAAGCGAGGAAGAAATGAAAGCATTTCCAACAACAAAACCATTAGATTCATGGGATGACCCACATCAAGGCATGGATTTAAGAGATTACTTTGCTTGTCAAGCGATGAACATAATGACATGGCATAAAAATGAAGAAATCAAAGATGCAAAAGACTGTTATGTAATTGCAGACGCAATGATGAAAGCGAGAGAACAATGAATGAAGTTTTGTGGTTTTTAGTTGGTATGTTTGGCTCTGTTATTTGTTTATTAATTTTAATTGGCGGTATTGTTTATATGGTTGAAGGGGGTGAGAAATGATATTTACATTTGCAAAAGAACGTAACAACACAGTATATGAAGAACATCATGCTAACTTTGGCATGGAGTTTGAGACTGTTGAATTAGGCGAAGTTGTACTACATTTTGAAGACTTCTTGCGTGGCTGTGGTTTTGTATTTGAAGGACACTTGGACTTTGTTGTGGAGGATGAAGATGACAGCAAATGAATTAGCTTATAAATTGGATGAGATTTATACAGGCACAGATTATGAAGATATTAAATTAGCCGCCACCATGCTACGTCAACAAGAAGCCGAATTGAACGAAGCAGGACATATGATTGGTGTATTGCGAGAAGAGATTAGTTTGTTGAAAGAAAAGTTAGGGTAAGTGTAGATTTGTACGAAAAAGTGTGTAAGTGTACGAAAAAGTTTGAGTTTCCAAGTAATTGTACGATTTTGTGTTTCATATTGAAAAGGAGGAATTATGGCAGAATATATACCGGATAGGTGGCAGGTTGTAAACTTAAAAATAGACGAACTGGACATCGACAAAGTGATGGGTAGTTGGTACGGCGGCTTCTTGGGATCAGATAATTGGCGACTCAGCTCGGGCATCGTCAAGGTAATTGAGAATGATAATCATTACGAAATACACAATGAGTCAGGCAGTGTGTATTTATGTCACAAAAAGTCACAAGGCATGAGTGCACATACCGCGCAAGTATATGTGGACTTTGAAAAGCAACTCAAAGAACAGAATGGGTCATTAGAAATGTGCGACATGGCTAACATTTTAGACAAATATCAACCAAAAAGTGAGCCGCAGATAACATGACTATCGAACAATTACTTTACTACGAAGCAGATACTGGCCACTTTAATGTAAAAATAAAGGTGTGTTTTTCTGACGAGGCTTTTCAACAAGCCGTCAGGAACTCCAAAATAACAACTAAACATAGTGCTCTCGATCTTGGTATTGCAGAGTCACATTATATTCAGCAAGAAGGCACATTGCACTCTATGTTGGGCATTGTGTTTAATTATGAAGAAATGAAAAAACTAGATGCTCTGGAGCGGATGGGTATTATTTACCATGAAGTATCACACACCACCACCCATGTGTTTCAATATATTGGTGAAGATGAGGCTAAAATTGGTGATGAATCTCGCTCGTATTTGGGAGAGCATATTTTTAAACAGGTATTTGCGATTTATGCAACGGAGGATGACAACCGTGAAAGTGCTAGAAAAAGAAATAGAAAAGTATCTAATGAAACGAATCAAGCAATCGTCGGGACTATGTTACAAATGGCTCTCGACAGTGACGGGGGTGCCGGACAGGCTAGTGTTTCTAAACCAAAAAGTACACCTAGTAGAACTAAAAACGGAAACGGGAAAACTAAGCCCAAGACAAGTGCTCGTATTCGACGAACTTAAACAACATGGTTTTCCAGTGCATGTGTTAAAATCAAAAGAAGATGTGGAGGCATTCATTGAAGCAAACTAGGGAAACATATAATTTACGTCATCGATATGGAATTGAGGCACAACAAAAAAATGACATCATTTCTAAACAAAATAATGTCTGTGCAATTTGTCGTGAACCATTTAAAAACAAACTAGATACCAACGTTGATCATTGCCACACAACCAAAAAATTACGCGGCGTTCTTTGTAGGTTATGTAACACTGGACTAGGTAAATTCAAAGACTCACCCGAACTTTTACGATTTGCTGCACTTTATATAGAATATCATGTTAAACAAAACCAACCTACACCAATACCAACTGGAAGTCATCAAGAAAGCCAAGACAACCCCGCACATGGGGCTGTTCATGGAGCCAGGTTTGGGGAAGACTGTGACGGCGCTCACCATCATCTCGGAGGCACCGAAGGGGACAACCCTCATCGTGGCACCGAAGCGAGTGGCGGAGTCGGTATGGGCTCAGGAATGTCAGAAGTGGGAGCATTTGAAGCACTTCAAGGTGGCGAAAGTGATGGGGACACCGAAGCAAAGGCAGATAGCATTAGAAAGTTCATCAAACATCTATGTGACCAATCTAGAGAATTTAGTGTGGTTGTTAGAACAGAAGAAGGAGTTCGACTATCTTATCATCGACGAGAGCAGTCGGTTCAAGGATCCGGCAACGAAGCGATTCAAAGCACTGAAGAAACACCTAAAAAGTTTCAAGAGAAGGTTGATTCTAACTGGGACACCGTCGCCGCAAGGTTTACAAGACCTATGGAGCCAGGTTGGCATTTTAGACTTAGGCCAGAGGCTGGAGACGAGCCTAACAAAGTTTAGGGATAAGTATATGGAGCCAGGTCAACGTAACAGACACACTGGCGTGGTTTATAATTGGGTACCAAAGCCAACCAGTAGTTTACTTATACAGAATAAAATAAATGACATATGCTTGTCACTAAAAGCAGGTGATTATTTACAATTACCGACATTAAGTAACATTTACCATCAAATTGAAATTGACACTAACGTAAGGAAGCAATATGACGAACTTAGAAAAGACATGGTCCTTAGTACAGATACGGGGAACATCACGGCTCCAACAGCAGCCGCGTTGGCGGGCAAGTTACTCCAATTCACTAGCGGCGCAGTTTACAAAGAAGAAGGAACAACACACGAAATACACCGTTCTAAAATGGAATACCTTGAGTCGATCATGGAAGAATCTTCCGCTCCGACACTCGTCTTCTATCACTTTAAGCACAGTCTACAGAGGATTCGCCTCAGTTTCCCGTACGCCGTGGTGCTGGACGATGACAACATTGAGGCGTGGCGTAGTGGGAAGATTCGTATGTTGCTCGCACACCCACAATCGGGGGGAATCGGGATTAATTTACAGTGCAACAGTGGAGAAATTGCACAGACGGTCTGGTTCGACTTACCTTGGAGCTCAGAGAACTACATCCAAGCGAATGCACGGGTATACCGCCAAGGGCAAGAAAAACCTGTTGTCATACACCACCTGATTGTAAATAACAGCATTGACCAAAAAGTAGTAGAAGTATTAGAAGGTAAGATTAATTTACAAGACGCATTATTGGAATCACTAAAACTATGACATCAAAAATACAAGCAGTAGCACCAAGACTATCAGACGAAGATCCTGATCCAATTGAGCAAGATGAAACAGAAGGTATTTCATCAAGCATTATTGAGAGCAGTGGTTGGCTTTTATGGGATAGTGACGACATATTAGATATAAAACGCCTAATTGATACGCGCATGCAAGAAAAACAACGAGAAATTTTTAATGCATTTTTACAAGGTTTATCGTATAATGATTTGAATATGAGTGAAAAATATTGGCGACATCATTTTTTATCTGGGATTGAATTTTTAAAAAAAGAATTGGGGATATAATATGCATTTAGTTATTGAGCATGAAAAAGGTGGTGCTTATCATTTACAAGTACTAATTGATGTAGATGAAATTGATACGACGCAGTTTGAACCTATTAAGAAGATTTTCTTTTGTGAAAATATGATGGAAGTTTTAATGGTTGTTTGTGAAATTAAAAGGGAGAAGTTAAATGACATGTAATTATGAAATACCTTCAATGTGTGAATTACTTGAGCGAGAAAAAGACAATGTTAATAGGCCAAAACATTACACAGCACACCCAAGCGGTGTCGAGTGTATCCAAATTACCGAGCACATGGGATTTAATCTTGGTAATGCCGTTAAGTATATATGGCGAGCGGATCTTAAAGACAACGCAGTCCAGGATTTACGAAAGGCGGCTTGGTATATCAACCGAGAGATTACTAAACGGAGTAAGTATGGGGAGTGCGGAAAATGATGGTTGAAATTGATGATGAGTTTGGTGATGAGATAGTAAGGGGCGCCCTAATGGAAACCTACCTTAACCTATCAGAAGATTTAAAAAGTGGTAAAAATTTGGACGACGATGATAAAGAGATTTATCAAAACGTAGTTGCAGCTATTGAAGTATTGGGAACATGGTTTTTTTATGATTTTAAAGGTAAGGTTAAAGAAGCAAAAGCAAAAAGGAAAAAGAAATGAAATTATTTAGTCAGTACGACCGATTTGATTTAGAGCAAGACATCATTAAGATGTGGAACACTGCTGAGTTGATGAAAGAATTTATTCGTCAATACATAGACAAACCACGCATAATGGATGAAGACGAGGTGGCAAACTACCTTGACGGTATTATGCGTGTCCATGAATTGCAGTGCGAGCGTCTGTGGGAAGGGTTTGAAATAATGATTAAAGCTGGTCATTTTGGTAAATGGGATGAAGAGTTTTTTAAGAAAGGTAAAAATAAAGATGACTGAGGAAATAAAAAACCCATTAAGTGATAAGGTAGTAGTACTGCAATATACCATCGAACAAATTAATGACATTATTAACATGGTGAACAAGCCACTCACAACACCCGTAATGGCTTGGGCAAACCTTATCGTGAATATTCAAGATCAGTGCGCCCCACAGATTGAAGAGTTAAATAAAAAGGCAGAAGATGAATCTAAGACAACTACTGAAAAAAGCGGGAATTAGTAACGATATTATTGCTGAAGTTGAGCGTAAGGCTGTTCAAACTTCGCAACAACAGGAAATTGAACATCAAGAAAAAGCCATGGCAATGACTAAAATGATGCTCAATGAGGTGCTTCGTGCCAATCAAGCAGCAAATAAAACCCCACCGTCACCAAAAAAGAAAACTATTATCATGCCCAACTAGGGCGGTTTTAGTTGATTTTTTGCATTAGTAGATATAAGGGAGTAAAACTCGTCGGGAGACGCTTTGAAACCTACCCAATTCAAGGAGATATCATGGCAAAGCCAGGACTATACGAAAATATTCACCGAAAGCAAGAGCGCATCAAGGCTGGCTCTGGTGAAAAAATGCGCAAGGTAGGGGCAAAAGGTGCTCCATCGGCTAAAGACTTTAAAGACTCAGCTAAAACTGCAAAGAAACCAAAATAATGGCACACGACAAAGCAATCCCCAAAAAAACTACTGGTATTGGCAAGACATACAACAAAACCGAACAAGGTGCTGGTATGACTGCCAAAGGTCGAGCACAATACAACGCCAAGAACGGTAGCAATTTAAAGGCACCAGCTCCAAACCCAAAGACAGAATCTGATAAGGGTCGTAAAGCATCGTTCTGTGCGCGTATGGAAGGTGTGGTTAAGCATGCTAAAGGTGACGCACCCCGAGCAAAAGCATCATTAAAAAATTGGAACTGTTAATGGCTACTAGAGGCAGACCACCCGCAAATAAAAAAGTATTTACAAAAGAAATGGCGAACACAATTTTAGAATTGGGTAAGCAAGGTGCGTCCCAAAAATCGATGTATGCCGCAGTTAATATTAGTAAATCCACCGCAGCAAAATGGAAAGAAGAAGATCCAGAATTTAAAGAAACCATGGATTTAGCCACCACTTATGGACAAGCATATTGGGAAAATATGATGTTGGCGAACGTTGATAATAGAACTTTTAATTCTCGGGTAGCAGAAATCGCATTACGGGGTCAATATCCCGATGACTACAAAGATAATCGTGAAATAAAAGCGAATATTAAACAGGAAGTTGTGGTTGATTTCAACAAAGAAATAGCAGAATTACTTTCCGCCCTCAAATAAATATTTTTTTAATTCGGGTTGACTTGTGCGATTTTTTGCATTAGTATATATACAGTTAAACCGAATTGAAAGAATATCATGACAGCTCACGCCCTATTAAGTGCCTCCAGTTCTAAACGATGGATATCATGCACACCCTCAGCAAGACTTGAAGCAACCCTCCCAGAACCTAAAAGAAATACCAAGGGGATTGATTTCTCTGCGGAAGGCACATTGGCTCACACATTAAGCGAAATACGCTTAAAAATCTATTTTGGTCAAATTAGTCAACAGGAATACAACGATGAATATGAATCCATTCAAGCGCACCCGATATACCAAACATATACGAAGGAAGAGCAGTTGGATTTCGAGGAAAACGTCAACAATTACGTTCTCTATGTCCGTTCCCAAATCGGTGACGGCGACACACCGTTATTTGAACAACGTGTCGACTTCTCTGACTGGGTTCCTGACGGATTTGGTACAGCCGATGTGGTTATACTTTCTGAGCGCTCCATTCGCATCATCGACCTCAAGTTTGGAAAAGGAATACCCGTTTCCGCAACCGACAACTCCCAACTCAGACTCTACGCTCTCGGAGCCTATTCCAAATTCAAAGACGAATACCCCAACATCAAAGACGTCAGTTACACCATCCACCAACCCCGACTCGACTCGATCAGTACCGATGGCACGACCATTGCGAAACTCCTCGACTGGGCGGATTACTTCATCAAACCAAAAGCCAAGAAGGCGTGGGCGGGCTCCGGCGAATTTCTCCCAGGCGACTGGTGTCAATTCTGTAGAGCAAAAGCCCAGTGCCGTGCCCGCTCTGACTTCAACACAGAACTTGCCAAACAAGACTTCAAAGACCCCCCGCTCCTTAGTGAAGAAGAAATCATCAACGTCCTTGCCAAAGCCCAAGATCTAAAAACGTGGGTAAATGATGTTGAAGAGTACGCGCTCACCAAAGCCGTAGA